AGAAGATTAAGGCAAAGAAAGTTAAAGTTAATAAGATCAACATCCCCAAGGGTGAAGCTGTTATCCATGTGGAGGAAGCTCCCATTGAGGTGAATCGTAATTCAGATGTTAGTCGTCCAATTGATAGATTGGTCTCTTTAACTGAAGCCGTTGATAAGCATAATAAATATAGTATGATGTTAGTACAGTCTGATGGGACTGTTGTTAATAATTTAGCCATATGTCTCTTTTTGAGAGAACAGATAGGAATTACGAATGCACATGTTATTAAATGTGTTTCTGTTCTTAAACATAGAGAGATTCCTATGATGGTTAGATTTACTAATGTTGGTACTCGTCAGACTTTTGATGTCAGTGTTATGGATATTGAATGTGCTTATGATCATTCTCGTGATATTGCTGTTTTTCAATGTGCTAGGCTTAGTGCCATGCCACCTCGTAGGAATATAACTAATTTGTTTCTTCCTGCTGGCTTGGACTTGCCCACTCCGGGTAAGGCCTATTTGAATTATGCTAAGATGCAATGTGATATATCTGATGAAGCTTGTGTTCCTAAAAATCTAGTTAGGACGCTTCAGGAGGTGGATATGTTTGAGGATCGGGGGACTTACTACTACAAGGGTAGTCTTAAAGCTATGGCCTTGGACTTAGATGAAATGGAGAAAGAGATTTTTGGTGAGGATACTTATATGTTCCAACCGAAGACTCTGATTCATTATAGAATGAGAGGAGTGGCCGGCATGTGTACCAGTGAATTGTGGGTTCCTGTTAAAGGGAATCTTTATATAGCTGGTATACACAATGGAGCCAAGGAGGATCATAGTTTTTGTGTTCGTCTTACTAGAGAATATATTGTGGCTATGGTCGCTAAGTTTAAGAGAAAGCTTTTGGCTGATGTTCCTCTTATACCGGTGGAGATTATGGCTTGTTCTGCTATACCTAGGCAATTTATGCCTATTAGGCTCGCCCCTAAGATAGCAAAGCCCACTAAGTCTGGTATACGGAGAACTCGTATTCATGGTTTGTTTGGAGTTTCTAAGATTCCAGCTCAACTCTCCCCTTTTGAGTATAAAGGAGAGGAGTTCGACCCTGAAGGTATGGCTCGAGCTAAATATTCCCCTAATAGAGGACCTATCAATAGTCATATTTATGAGTTGGCTACTGATGCATATATTAAGAAGGTCATTAGAAATCTTCCTGGTATTACAGAAGATAAAGTTTTAAGTCTGGACGAGGTTGTGCATGGGTATGGCTCACTGGAGGGTATTCCTCGGAATACTTCTGTTGGACCAGTTTATGCTGCTGAAGGTATGACTAAAGCTTCTATTTTTGGTACTGAGGAGAGAAGGAATCTTAATTCAGTCCATGGTCAGAAGTTTGAGAGAGATTTTTATGAAGCTCTCTCAAAGCTTTATAAAGGGGAAACACCTGAGTTTATAACTAG